TCTTTCTAAGAAACAACTCAAGGAACGAGTTTTGTTCTTTAACTCGTTGATCGAGGACGCCGAACGTTATGGCGCTGTGACTAAAAAGACGCGTAAACCACGTAAGCCTCGCGCTGTTTCGGTCGAGAAGAAGCTCAAGAACCTTAAGTATCAAAAGGAAGATAAAGAGTTCAAGATCGCTTCGGTCAATCCAGAAAAGATTATTGGCGCTCAAGAACTTTGGACGTTCAACACCAAATATAAGACGTTGACCGTACTAAGAGCTCTTGATCGCGGTGGTCTACAAATCAAGGGTACGAGCGTTTTGGGGTACGATGAAAACAACTCCGTAACCAAACGTACTGGTCGCAAGCCAGAAGAATACATTAAGAAGGTTTTGGAAGGTGGTAAGATCGTATTGCGTAAGCTTATGGATGAGTTGAAGAAAGAAGCTTCTTTGGCTTATCGTATAAACGAAAATACTATTCTGCTAAAAATCACTTGACCTTTTCAGCAGAATAGGGTAATATAAATATGTTGCTTGGTCGTTGAGGCGTAAAGAATAGATGCTTTGGACGGGAGGGCAGTTCTCCCCGCCTCCACCACGGATACACTAGATAGACGGGTTGATCGCCGTCAATGGTTACGAACCCATTTATGGATGCCAGCGATAGATCAAGGTCGTTATAAAATTTATCGTAGAGACTAGTGTATCTCTGATGGGGGCGATTTAGGTTCGACAAGGTATGTCAAGGTTACGAGTAGACTAAGTAAAAACGTTAAATGCAAACGATAACAATGCATCTGGTTTCGCCCTAGCGGCGTAACATGAGTCCGGCAGGAACTTGGAAACAGAATCCTGCCATCTTTTCATGGCTCCTTAGCTCAGCTGGACAGAGCACCGGATTTCTACTCCGGGTGTCGAGGGTTCGAATCCTTCAGGGGCCGCCATTTTGCTTCTGTAGTGTAACGGTCAGCACCCGGTCCTTATAAGTCCGTATCGCCAGATTAGCGAGGAGTCTTGGTTCGAATCCAAGCAGAAGCACCAATTTTTAAGGGTATGATATTAATGGAAGCATTAGCGAATAGTAATTCTTTTATAGAAGATATAGAAAAGTTATGTCGAACTAAAAACATAGAATACATAGACGCTGTTGTGCTTTGGTGTGAAAAAAACAATCTCGAAGTTGAAACAGCAGCGTATTGGATACGTAAAGATCCAACGATGAAATCAAAAATTCAAGCTGAAGCGGAAGTCCTTAACATACTTAAAAGATCGGCACGCCTTCCTATTTGATAAATATAAGATGGAATCAAATAGGGAGAGTACCATGTATCTCAGAACTATAGGGAAACCATCCAAAATACAATTAAAACTTTGCAAAGAAGCTGTGAAGTTTTATGGTAAATTTCTTTTAGGCGAAAATTTATATAATAAAGTATCAATAAAATTAAAATTTGACGAAACTATAATCAAATCTAAAGATTTTGCGTATTGTGGTTGGGACGATAATAATCACCGATCTAGAGAATTTACGATAGTAATATCGCCTGTTCTTAATAGAAAACTTATGCTTAAGACCCTTGCTCACGAAATGGTTCACGTCAAACAATACGCGAAAGGCGAGCTTAAAGATTATCTAATATCAAACAAATCAAAATGGAAGGGCGAAGTATTCATTCATGATGAAGTAGAATACTGGTTTCAACCTTGGGAAATAGAAGCCCATGGTATGGAAATGGGATTATATTTAAAATTTGTTGAACATATGAGAGGAAAAAAAGATGAGCGTAAAAGCTTATGTTGAAACTGAAGTTGATGTTGACCTTGATGATATCGCCGAAGAAGATTTGATTGATTATCTCGAGGATAAAGGATATGTGATCAAAGAAGGCGAATCCGTAAGTGAAATAGAAGATCTATATTACGATTGGCTTTCTCTTCCACCAGATGCTTTTAATAAAGTTCTCAAGAAATTTTTCAGCGAACAATTAGACAAGATTGTTGTATGACCACAGCAATAGAAGCGTATAAAGAATATCTGGCTCTTAAAAATCATTTTACCAAAACATCCTATAATTATTTTAAGTACAATGGTAAGGCTAAAGTAAATCAATCAACGTTTGAAGCAAGAAAAGATAAACTGTTTTTTCAAAAGCTAGCGAAACATCCGGATGTAAAGAACTTTTTGATCGCCAACTTCTCAATTAACGAGAAAACATGGATCAAAGAATTAGCATATTCAGAAGAAGCTGAGAATAATTATAAGGAATGGCTGAAACGACAGCAGTCCTTATCTTACGTTTTCAAACAAGATTTGTCAAAATTAAACGACAATTTCAACGATAACTTTATTTGTCGTGATAATGAACATCCGATTTTATTAAAGAAATATCTAGGAAAAGAAATTTCCCTAGAAACTTTATGTTTGCTTTTAGATATCACTGGCGCTAAAAAGCATTGGGATACTAAAATGCAATACGATTTGGTTTGGGATAATCTACGAACCAGAGTGGAGAAATATACTCCTTTTATTAATGTTGATAAAGAAAAGATCAAAAAATTGATAGTTGACTTTTTCATTGAATAGGTTATACTAAATAATGTTGGACGCTATACGTGGTCCAATGCAAAACATACATTGCTATACAAAACATACGGAGAATATATATGGTAGATTTTAAAAAACTTAAGTCGATGTCTGGTAAGAAGTCTCTCGAAGCACTTAACGCAGAACTTTCAAAGATTTCTGGTGGACAAGAAGGTAAAAAGGGCGATGATCGTTTGTGGTCGCCAACAGTAGATAAGGCTGGTAACGGTTATGCCGTTATTCGTTTCCTTCCTCCTCCCGCTAATGAAGATGTTCCTTTTGTTCGTCTTTTCGATCACGGATTTCAAGGACCGGGCGGTTGGTACATCGAAAACTCACTAACCACAATTGGTAAGGATGATCCAGTTTCTGAGTATAATACCAAGCTTTGGAACAGCGGTATTGAAGCTAATAAGGAAATTGCTCGTAAGCAAAAGCGTCGTTTACACTTCATTTCAAATATTTACGTCGTAACGGATTCAGGTAATCCCGCCAATGAAGGCAAGGTTTTCTTGTTCAAGTATGGCAAGAAGATTTTTGATAAGCTTAACGAAGCTATGAATCCTCAGTTTGAAGATGAAGATGCAGTTAACCCATTTGATCTTTGGGCTGGTGCAAACTTCAAGCTTAAGATTCGTCAGGTTGAAGGCTATCGTAATTATGATAAGTCTGAATTTGACAAGGTTAAGCCTTTGCTTGATGATGACGAAGAACTTGAAAAGGTTTGGAAGTCAGAACATTCGCTACAAGAATTTCTTGATCACAAGAATTTCAAGAGCTATGATGAACTCAAGGCTAAATTGTCGAAGGTTCTCAATGAAGCTGCAGCAGCTGTTGCTCGTGCCGAAGAGGAAGATCTTCCTTGGGCGCGCACAGAAGCTCCACCAAAGCAGAAGTCTGCTCCGGAGCCAAAGATCCAGGCCATGGAAGACGATGACGATGAATCTTTGGAGTTTTTTAATAAGCTTGCAAAAGGTAATTGAGATTAAGGAGCCTTCGGGCTCCTTTTTTATGAGATTTGTGAATAATGCGTAGCAAATCTAGGCGCTAATCCCGCTATTTCGTGGGCCCAATCTGGGCTAGAATTTTTAGTATGTTCTGGTATACCTTCTCTATTAATAGCCGATTGAGATTTAGGATTTATAGAAGGAGCGGCGACCATTTGCGTAGGAGTTGAGGGTTGTGCTGCAGCCATTTTTGGTTGTGGAATCGGCCCAGGAGCACGAGGACCAGATAATTCGCCGAGAAGTAAAGAAGCAATTCCGCCAATACCCGCTCCAAGAGCGGCTCCTCTTCCTCCACCAAACGAACCACCAATCATAGACGCAAACATAGCCGGAGCTCCTTGAAATCCAGTTCCTGCTACTTGTTGTGCGCCTCCATCAGAAATTTTTTGAGAACTATCGTTAGAAACTGTTGAATTGCCACCTTCTTGTTCGCCTTCTTTTTTATCGCTTTTAGCAGAAGCGTCATATTCTCCCCATTTACCCGCTAAATGAGCTTGAATTGCTTTTTTTGCAAATCCAGGAACGCTATCGAAATGATAGTTTGGACCCCAAGCTCTTCTTGATTCTGTATCAAGATGTACAACTCCAGGTCTATAAACACCAATTCCTCCGATGCCAGCCTTTGATGCTGCTTCGATTAATTTAAGAGTTGCTTGTTCCCCTCCGCCGAATGATACGTCTACTGCATTCCCTCTCATATGCGCTGAATTTTTAGCTCCACCAACTTTTGAATTATGTTCAGGACTTCTATAACCACTGGTTATAGTTAAATTACCGAACATACCCTCTATTTGTTTTACTTTATCGGCTATACCTTTGTTTATGTTTTTATCAACACCGGATCTAAAGTTTAAATCGCCGCTACCATCGTTTTTAGATATTTCTGAATTTGTTATTTGAGAGTTACTAACTTGAATAGCGCCTTGTTGCGGATTTTGACCGTTATATAATTCTGGATGTGTTTGATTCGTCGCTGTTGGTTTATAACCGCCTGTTGCTGTAGAACCTGTAGTTTTTGGTGTAACTGAAAAAGGCGATGAACTGGTAATGTCACCAACTTGATTTAAATATTTTTTATATTCTCCATTAGAATATTTCGACCAAGCATTAAATCCTTGTTGTCTTAAAATTTTCACTGCTGCTTTAGCGTTGTTTTGTGGGTCGAATAAATCGTCAGGACTTTGTAAACCAAATTCTTTAACTCTACCCGCCAATTTTTTATATAGATTAATTTGCCACAATCCGTAAGAATCATCAGGAGCTTTGTATTATGAGAATTAGGATTGCCGCTTGATTCCGCCATAGCAATAGCGCCAAGTGTCTTAGCTTCTTCTGGAGTTGCACCGGCTTGACTTGCTAATTGGGCGGCGGAAGAAGCTGAATATGTTCCGTTGGATTTATGATTTAACGAAATTTTCGATATACTGCCGGTTTCATTTTTTTGGTTTGTTTCCGGAACATTATTTCCTTTGTCATCGAGAGTATAATTTTTGCCCGTCCAAAATTCGTTATCTNTATATTTGTTTGGAGATTCAGATTTAGGGTTATCGGCAGTATTCCCGCCCATACCTTTATTTTTAGCGTTTTCTCTTTCTTGTCTTTTCAGGGCTTCTAATTCTTCTTGAGATTGAGTTAATTTATAATATATTGCATATCCTATAGAAGTTATGACCGCTAGAGCAGCAAGTACCGCGACGGTGCCGCCCGCGACGGTGCCGCCCGCTAGACCAGCGAGCGCCGGGCCTATTTTCTTCAATGCTTCTTTAGCCCCTAAAGCCCCTAAAGAAGATACAGCATCTCCAAGTAAACTGTTCCCGCCCTCTTTTTTACCTTTTTCTTCGGTCAACAAATCGTTTAAAGTTCCGCTAACGCTTGTTAATTCTCCAAGCATTTGTCTTTGAATGTTTATGGAATTTTGTAAAAGTTGATTGGTGTTGTCTATTTTACGAGCAACGTTTTCGGTTTCAGTAACGCTAGTTTCTATGGCGTCTGTTAAATTTTGAAGGTCGTTTTTTTGTTTAGAAAAATAAGAATTCAAATCCTTGGCAAAATTGGCCATGGATTGTGTATTATCATTCGCAGCTTGTTTGAAAGACGTGACAGATTCTTCAGAAACTCGCTTATTGTCGTTAGCGACGCTCTTAATTTGTTCTGTTAAATGTCCAAGATCATCTGCCATTTATTGTCCGTTGTTTTGTTTTTCTTCTAGTTCTTTGAGATATACAATTAACATTTGTACATAGATATCGCGTTCAAAAGGCATTAAATTTTCAACATCAGATAATGAGTATTTATGGTGTTGAACCAAAGAGAAAACTGTTTTGTAATAGTTTTCCAGAGTATTATGGCTCAACGCAACGTAAAAAAATCGTCAAGAGAACTCAACTCAATTTTTCTATCATGACCCAAAGAATTTTTATACTCAATCACATGTTTAATTTTAGGCGTGTTTGTTAGGAACTCTTGAATAGAACTAAAGGTTTTGCTATCCAAATTTTCTAGAAATTCACCGATTTCTTTGGGTTTGTATTCTTTGGCTTCGTAAACATTATCACCGTCGTAAATTTTATCAATACATCTGATAATCAATTCGAATAGATAATCTTTTTTCAAATTAAGAAAATCTTTATCATCATAAAGAGTTGAAGATGGATATTTCATAACAATACCAGTCTTGTTTGTTATCTTAATATTATTATCAATTTTTTCCGGGAACTCAACTTCGACATTGTTTAGATCTATCTCAAAATCGTAAGTTTTTTCATCTTCAGCATCTTTGTAAGAAACTTTACAAACGTTATCTACTGAAAAAGCTCTTAACTTTAAGAACAAATATTCAAGATCAAAGATAGCCAATTTATTAACATCAAACCCTCTATCGGAACAGCAGTTGTTAACCACTTGTTTAATCGAAGTCAAAATATCAGAAGCTGTTTCTGATTCTTTGGCCATTAACAAAAGCTTTTCTTCTTTAACCAAAAATGGTCTGAATTTAAAAGCTTTTTTCAAAGAAGGTATATTGATATTATATGTTGGATAAGAAATTTTAGGTAAAGACATAATGTACTCCATTAATTATTTAAAAAGCGACAGCACCTGCGCCAACTGATGAATTTTGAATCATGAAATCTGTGAAAGCAATAGCGACGTTTATTTTCAATAGTTGGTTCGAGTCGTTCCAGTTCAATTGAATGTCGTTTACTGCATATGGGTATGCTTGAGTGTAATCTATTATTTGTATGGCGTTACCGTAATTATCATATATGATTAGAGAAATAGTTGTGCTATAATCGTCTTTATAATGTAAAGAATAATTACCGGAATTGTTATAAAAACTAGCCTGGTTACCTTGTCCTGTTGAACTATCGTTTCCGGAAAATTGAAATACCGATTGCATCCATTGATACCAAAACTGCCAAATTTCTCCATAACCATCGGATATAAATGTGGCGTTAAGAGTATTGAAAGAAGCATTGAATGGTTGTTTTTGTGCTATACCGACACCGTATCTATTAACGTCCTGAATCGCTAAAGTCACAGAGGGAACATTAATAGCGTCCGCGCGAAACATTAATCTTTGTGATATATCTTGAGTTGATACTAGATTTGGTAAAGGATTAGATGAACTTGACCCAACGCTTGGAACAGATAAGCTAGAACCTCTAAGTATTGGAGGTGGTGTTACGTAAATCTGATACTTGTTGGTTTGTAAATAACCATAATTAGCTATTTCAGTTTTGAATGTGCTGATATTAAATGGCATTTTGATTCCTAATAAGGCGGTGAATCGGCGTATCTTTTATCACTG